TCCAAACGCACACCAATCCTCTTCCTCAAACTCATAGACTGTACCGTGTTTAGATAATCATCAATAGAAATATTATAATTAGCTTTTTCCGCATTCACCACATGTCTTGCCATTAACGTATGTATCGAAGGAAATTTAAAAAACTCCGATCGTGGAACTCCAGATTTTCTTATCAATCTCTTTAATCTTTGAGAAGACGAGTTCTCAGTAAACTTTTCTAACATCTCGGCGGGAGTCAATGGATTCAGCAACATAAACGAAATATACGCATTACGAACTAAATTATACATATGAATATTAGTACCCATCGTATCCCAGGCATAACCTATACACACCGGGATCATCTCACCAGCCGTATCAAAATCAGTAGTAAAAAACTTACACACCGCTTCATCAATTTCTTTATATGGCAATATTGGCGCCAACTGGACATCGTTCGATTGAATGAAAAATCTCTTCAAAAATTTTGGTCCTCTAACACTCAATCTTCCAGTTCCATCAGGAACAGAGAGCAAAGAATCATATATATTCGCATCTCGCAAATTCATTCTAAAATAAACTTTCAGAAAATCTGCCCATGTAACATGATTCATAACGGACTTCAAGATGTTAGGTGCACACCAGATATGATCATCTCCATATACGACGATAACAATATACATCAAAATCATAAACTGATCAATGACATATGCCAAATGGGGATTCATAGCCTTTATATGCTCACAATAACAATAAAATATAAAAGCCATTATCCAACTGTCTCCGTGCGAAGTTTCCTTTCCTCCTGAATACATTTGACCATTCATAAATCTCCAGAAACCCCCCACGTGACACACCAATTTTGCACAAACATTGGTAGCCCAATATTCTAACAACTTCAATAAAAACTCTCCTTCACTGTCTGACATAGTTTCCCAGGCATAATAAGGATAAACATTAGCACAATACAATAACAAAAGCCAGTCAGATATATGCTTATCCAAACCTTCTATATCTCCGTCTACCCAGAAAAAGTCTTTCATATCACCATTTAAAAACTTATATAGAAAAGTCGACCCTCCCCACCAAAAACGCATACCAATTCGTATAACATTATTACGTTCTAACAACATTCTCTTCTCATTCACAAGTATACACATGTATATATGAGGCAAATCAGGAATAAAAAACTCGCGAACTTTCATCATCATAGCCCTTAGCGCTTCTTCTCCTTTAAACTGACCATATCGAAATTCATCTTTAACTTTTATAATACTCAATATAGCCTTCACGATTAGTGTTGGATCATGTTTAATGTCATGTAGCACTTTATGAAGATATCGAATCGATTGTTCAGCCATATGACACTTTCTACCAGTAGACAATATTTGGACCTCTGTACCATGCCAATTTACAGTATAACGCTTTCCGGGTCTACCACCTCCAGAAGTAAACATACTTACAGATTTAAAAAGCGATACAGGATCATAGTTAAAAGTCAATTTACCAAAATTTTCTGCCACGCCCATAGCACGCAGCATATTCGTAAGAGCATCACCTACATATTTAAAAACTTGCAAGTCTTCAGGCTCTCGAAGAGATGTTTCGACGCAAAAGTCAGAATACAACCTTAACGCTTTCGCCACTCCCATGTTCTCTTTCGCATGAACAGTTCTTTTCAAACCATTCATATCACCATAAACAGTATCAATCCATGATAACCGTTTAACAATCATAGATTGGAGAGTTGGAATTTGACCAGGTACATCCTTAACATTATCTTCTATCATATTAAAAACTGGATAAACCTTATCCCAATACTCTCGCTGAACACGGTGTTGCAAATCCTTCCATTTTAAACTAATAGTATCTTGCAACGCAGCAACATTATTAACAAATGCCACTGGAGGAACAATGGCTATTTGACTCGATGGTGTATAATACTCTCTCATATAATCTAAATATAAATGCTCACCATTCTGAATTGGACATATCTCAACTTTACCGTCCACTTTAGCCAAATACCATTTCGAAACTACTCTTGCTTTTAACTCCGCATACATTTCAGCAGTAGATCGCCGTCTACTTTCATATCGCTTAACCAAAATCGTCTCCAATCCTAAACTAGGAAAAGTAACTTTTAAATCACAATCACACTCATTATGTACTCCATCGTGAGCGCCAGGAATCCAATGCATCTCATGTCTTTTACTCATTTGTTTATATGCACGTCGAGAAAAAAAATATCTCAATATTGGATGTTTAGTACCTATTTGAAAAAAAATTAAATCTAACGGACCAATGCTTTCACCAGAATTCAGTGTTGGAAGATCTTTGAATACGG